TGAGGATTAGATTGCTGCATTAGTGCAGTATGAAATCGTATTTACAACAGTTACAAGATCAAGCCAAAGAATATAATGTTTCTTTATTTAAAGCGTTTGGTTATGCAAAGCTCCCTTCATCAACTTACTATAGGACAGTGAAGGGACAAACTGAAATGCGATATGAAACTGCCCTTAAGGTGCATCATGTCATTGAAAGATTACACCTACTTCAGCAAGCCCGTGACGATCCCAAAAGATTACGAGGTCATGGTACAAATGCTAATAGACGCAAGGTTTTCCCAAAGTTTAAGCCAAGAATCGTTAGCTCATAAGATAGGCTGCACTACATCCATCGTTCACAAGTGGGAAACTCACAAGAGAATACCATCAGGCTTTCTATTGTTCTGTTGGTTGGAGGCATTAGGATATGAACTCAAGGTCACACCTAGGTAAGATTGCTACATGTATAAGCTGTAAAGAAAAGTCACACTATTATGTAGCGGTACTTAAGAATTATGGTGGGTCAACCACACCTCACTGGTATGTGTGTTTGAACTGCTATGATAATGATAACTGGCAACAAGCTGTTGACCAGAAGGGATACAAGAAAAGTATCCAACCACCAAAGCCAAAGACTTACAGACGCAAACAGTCCAAGGCTGCAATAGATAAAGCATGGGATACGATATGATAATCTACGGTATAGATCCGGGCTTTACTGGTGCTGTTAGCATATATGACAGTCAAAAAAACAAGCTCGAGTGCTACGACATACCAACATACAAAAGCCCAAAGGGTAAAACTTTAATTAATCTTCACGCACTGCTCGACATACTTACTTACTCAGATGATGATTCATCTATGGCAGTGATAGAACGTGTGAACGCTATGCCTAATCAAGGTGTCAGCAGCACGTTTAGATTTGGTCAAGGCTACGGCCAAATAGAAATGGGCCTTGCAGCGTGTAAGCTGGCTGTCCATTACGTTAGCCCCGCAGTGTGGAAGAAACACTTCGGATTAAACAGAGACAAAGGCGTCAGTCGTGGGCTTGTGACGCAACGTCTTCCACAATACGCCCACTTATTCGCTAGAGTAAAAGATGATGGACGAGCAGAAGCCACACTGATTGCTCTCTATGCAGCAGAAAAACTTATCTAAGGAGAGAACTATGATTACCCAAACAAAACAAATTAAAGAACACTTGAACCAAGGCTACCGCATCACAGCAATAGATGCGCTGAAAAACTTTAGTTGCTTTAGACTGGCCGCAAGGATCAACGACCTAAAGCAAGAGGGCTACAATGTAGATAAAGTTATGGTTGAGACTGAATCAGGTGCGCGTGTTGCACAGTATTATAATCCATCAACAGTGAGAGGCTAAGATGTACAAACCAAAAAGTATTGGCAGTCTTACTAGCGGTCAGGTGTGGGATGCTCATGTTGCCAAGGCAGCAAGCTCGCCTATCCATGCCCGTGAGTACAAGAAATCTAACTATGTGTTAGATACCGATAAAGTTATGGGTGATCGTATTCGCAATGGCGAACCTGTTGGGCAGAATTATTTATCAGGCAAGCAGAAAGAGAGACTGCTTAAATATGGCAACGTAACAGAGGAGGACTTTGCTAAGTACACAAAGTGACGTTACGTCACATTGGATTGATGTTACTGCGTATATGCAGTAGCTATATAATTATAATAAAAGGAGAAAGTCATGGAGCGTAAAGGTTTTATAGGTGGTTCTGACTGCGTAAAAATAATGCAGGGGAACTGGCTGGAGTTATGGCAGATCAAGACAGGCTTAGTAGAGCCAGAAGATTTGTCACGCAACATCGCAGTGCAGATGGGCAACCTTACTGAAGAGTTTAATTTAAAATGGTTTGCCGATGAGTACAATACAACTATCGGAGGCTTCCAAAAGTCTTACAAAAAGACCATCAATAAAGTGCCGGCCAAAGGTACGATAGATGCCAAGTGTGAGTCAGCCGATGCTGAGTTACAAATAATAGAAGCCAAGCACACCAACGCATACAATACTTTAGATAAAGTAATAGAGTATTACATGCCACAGTTGCAGCTATACATACATCTAGCTGATGCAGATGGTTCCTATCTCTCAGTAATATTTGGCAACAACAAATGGGAGTCAGCTTATGTCTCGCGCAACGATGAGTATTTCAATTCTATGTGGGCGGTGGTGTCAGATTTCTGGGGTTACGTGCTTCGCAAAGAAGAACCAGTTGGTAATGACGAGCCGATACAACTTGGGACTGACAAGATTGAGGTGGACAACATGGTCAAGCGCGATGCCACCACAGACAACCACTTCGTTGACACAGCCTACACCTACGTCACCCTCGAAGCAGACGCCAAGGCATTTGACTCAGCCAAGAAAGACCTCAAGGGAATGGTCGGATCAGATGAGAGAGAAGTTTACTGTGATAGTCTCACAATCAAACGATCCAAGAACGGATCACTTAGGATAACAAGGAGAACACCATGATAGGAGTTTATGCTTTCATTCCTTGTATGCGTGGAAAATGGGGCATTAATGTAGATTACATTGGTGTATCTAAAAATATAAATAACAGAATTAAATCTCATTTTAGAGATAGAAAACCTTACGCATCAAGAACAAGCGGTCATGTTATTTATCAAGCTTTTGAAGATAGAGAAGTTGCTGAGATACATGAAGCAAGTCTTATTGAAGAATTTAATCCAGCTTACAACAGAACTACGGGGAGAGAACATAGAATATTATATCCACTTTTCTACGAAGTAGAAAGTATAAGGAATGTTATTAATCAATTAGAACGAAAACCATGGTAAAGGAGAGCAACCAATGACTAAAGAGAAACCAACAGCAATAGAGTCTTTGCTACAAGCACAGAAAGATATGGCCCCTGTCAAGAAGGACAGTGTCAATCCACACTTCAAGAATAGATACGCTTCACTTGAGGCAGTGATCGAAGCTACGTCAGCTATATTCCAGAGCAATGGCTTTGTAGTTATGCAGCCATGTGGCAGAGATGAGCTAGGTGCGTATGTAGAAACAGTATTGCTACACACCACAGGCCCAAGCTTCTCTAGCAAAGTTTATCTAGTGTTAAGCAAGCAAGATATGCAAGGACTAGGCTCTGCAATTACATACGCTAGACGTTATGGATTGCTAGGCATGGCTAACCTTGGAGCAGAAGACGATGATGGCAACGAAGCAAGCAAGCCATCTACAAAAATAGCTGATAGCAAACTACCAGCAAGCAACAAACCAAATGACACTTGGAATATTTAACTAAGCAAGGAGCTTACAATGTCAGATACATATGACGATACTAACAAAGGCGCAGCCTTTACACCCTTCCCAGAGCAGTCACTCATACTGCAAGGCAAGCTAAACGTAGAAGGCAACGACAAAAGAGTTGCTTTAATTAAAGGTACAACAAGAGATGGTAAGAGTATCATAGAAATCTACCAGCAAGTTGGTGTTCTCTTTGACAACGACAAGAAGGGCAATGAGTCTGCTCCTGATTTCAGTGGCCCGTTTGGTGAGGAGAAACGTGTTGCTGGGTGGAAGAGAACTAAAGATGGTAAGCCTTATATCTCGTTTGTCATTAGTGATAAGCAGCAAGGCGCTGCCCCCCAGCAGCAAAGCGCCTTGCAAGATGATACAATTCCGTTCTAAGATAAAGTGTATCTTCCAAGGCCCTCTCTCTTTGGAAGAACCTCCTGACTCAACTGGGCCGCTTTCGGGCGGTCCTTTTTTTTAAATAAAAGAGGCTCACATGAATGATAAACAAATAACGCAGTGCATCAACGCTGCTGAGATGGGGCTTACTCAAGAGCAAGCTTCAGAGTTACTTGAAATACCACATGGCTTAGTACAAGCTTTAACTAAAGAATTTAATATACAGTTCTCATGTCTTAGGAGGAAAGCAAATGAAAGAAGAAGCAGCAAACTTGAATCAAGAGAAGGCAACTCAACGGGCACTCCGTTTATTGAAGCTTATGGTGGAAGAGGCAGCAACAGGCAACAGGCCACGCCTCGTTCAAAGGCTAAAAGAACTAGAAGCACTAATAGAAATGATACAGAGAAACTCGACTATAAAACTCTAGAAAAATTAATAGCATCAGGCAAAACAAAACAACAGAAATATGAAATAGGATATTCCTATATCTTCAAAGAACTCAGGCAAAGAGAACACGACACAGCAAAAGGGCCAAAGATCCCTGTTCAAAAGATACACTCGGTAGCAACAGCATCATCAAGATCAATCAAAGAACAACGGCAGCAGTCATTAATAAAACGTAAGGTAATCATGGACTGCTTTACCAATGGTCAAACCATGTATGCTGAAGATGTATCCTCAATCACAGGTAACAACATACGATCATCAAGTCAGATGCTTGACCTTATGTACAGAGATGGAACCTTACATAGAGAACGTATTCAGTTCAGCCACAGAAAGAAAGATTCAGTTTATCTTTACAGCAAGCCATAATGTTTTGGTCTGTTTTAATCCTGACCTATTATGTTGAAGA